TTATTGCATCATCAACAAAAGCTCTGTTAATTGCTCCAGAGCTTTTTTGTTTTGTGGGTTTGCTTCTATTCTATATAAGGTATGTGCAATCTTATTGATCGCCTGGATCTTTCTTTTGAGGTCAGGACCGAAAGAGGACGGTGGAGCAGATCCATATGAGGATAAAGAACTTTCCAGACGGAGACAATAATGCGGCCCTGCAGGGGGTAGGGCCTCCAGCGTCAACGAAAGGAAAGTGCTGAAACACGGATGATCCATAATTGCAAGAATCGCTTGTATATCAACGCTTCTGGGCAGATAGACGTATAAATCAGTATCAATGCGCAAGTCGCCGTTATATAGGTTTAAAGTTAACCAGCATGACCAGAGAGCTGCCTTTCCGGGTTTGGGAGGCCGGTCTGGATCTTCCAGCATGATTGAGAGTTCGTGGTGGTGGTGTTCCGTCCAGGTTTGCTTTTTGGGGTACGTGTTTGGGGTCACAGCATATGAAATTTTTTTATTGGAAAGTTCTTTGAAAATGATTGCCCATATGTCTTTTTCGAGTCCGTTTTTTACCATTTTCCCTCCCTTTTGGTGACTTTAGTTGTCATTTGTGGTGATATTTCATCAATTATCGACCAGAGCCTTTATTGACAATCATTTTGGCGTTTTTCTTAAAAAGCGACTAATGACAACTAAAGTCACCCTTTTTTGATTGTTTTGAGGTGAATTTTATAAAAACGATGGAAAGAATTCAACGTCTATGGCTTGAGAAAAAATAGACGTTGAATTTGAATGATAAAAAATCATGCAGGGTCTATAACGTATCTGATTTTAGATTCCAGATGTGACAAAAAAAATTAAGGCCACCTGATTTTCTTAATTTGATTTTTTCCCTAAGTAAATTAATCATTGTCAGCCCAATATTTATTTAATATGTTCGATAAAATCGTTTTGATTCATTCGATTCAAATGATCTTTAATATATTTGAAAGGAACTCAAATGGCGCAACATAGAACAATGCAACTCAGCATTCTCAATATCAAGATTCATCCCCATACTCCTGACCTTTATCATCAAATGTTTAAAACTGCTTTTTCCCGTAGACTTGTTGGCAAGATCCGTGGTGTTGACAGCGGTATGATTGGCTCTTTCAGGGAGGATCAATTCGAAGAAAAAGGTGTTTTGTTCGGGTATATTTTTAAATTCTTAAATATCAACCCCCATGAAAAATGGTTAAATCTAAGCAATTTTGAAACCATAGATCCATTGGAGACCGGTGAATTGCCCGTCCCAGATACATTAAAACCAAATCTGCGGCAAATTGGATACGTGTTTTATCCAGAAAGGCATAGACTTCTTTTTGACAGCACATTAATCACCCCTGGTTCAGCTTTAAATTTCTTCAAAAGGCTATTCGGTGATCAAAGCATCGTAAGTCAATTTGGGCCTGTGGATATCAATATTGAAGCAACCCATGAAGCTATCGCAAGGATCCTATCCATTCCCCAAATAAAAAAGCTGGTGATTAAATTCACACGGCCCAACAACGACGATACTGCCGGGCTTGAAGGTGCCATCCAGGCAAGGATTGAGGGACAGAACATTAAAAGATTTCAGCAGGAAGCCTCAACTGACGAAGCTGAAGGTATAGTGCCGGATGCAGAGACAAAAGCCCTTATGAATGTTGCAAGATCAAATGGAAGTGTATTTGCCATGGGGTATGATGGCGATGAAAAAATTGAACACTCTACGATAGACCATCCAATCAAGGAAAGAATGCTTTATTACCCTGACCTTGAAAACAAAACCCAAACCATGATAAACTTCAGCATAAGTCTGATTAAAAAATTCTTTGGATAAATCATGCCTATTATTCGCAATATCAAAAAGCAGTTTCAGGGGACAAAAGAGTCTTGGGGAATATATTGGGAATTATACGGCGGATGGAAATCAATAATCAGCTCAACCTATTTTTTAGTCGCCCTGGCGTTTACTTTGGTATGTTTTCCAGTGTGGTTGAAAGGCAACGAAAACTGGGCATGGTTTAATCTCAGCAATTCAATCTTGCCGAATATTCTTGGATTTACATTGGGCGGTTATGCGATCCTGCTGGCATTCGGCAGCAGCAAATTCATGGAATTAATTGCAGGAGACAATCCAAAAGAAGAGGGAGCGTCTCCTTTCATGAAAATCAATGCAACTTTTTTACATTTTATTATTGTTCAGGTGATCGCTCTTCTGATTTCTGTTTTTTCACTGATCTGGGATTTCAAAACCGGGATTGTCGCCTTTATCGGCTTTCTGATTTTCTCATATGCAATAGCAACATCGACTGCTGCAGCCTTTGCAATACTAAGATTAGCCCGTTGGTATGATTCCTTTATTAGTTCCAATAACAAATGACTTTGATTTTTTATCTCCTCAGCATACGTGGCCAAATTCATAGTTGATCACCAGGAGTCCGCCGGTCATTTTAAGGTTTGCAAATTTTACACGGCTCATACCCTGCTGATATTGCTTGATACCTGGAATTAAATACCCTTGTACATTTCGAACAATTGTAATATTTGCAGCCAGGGCGATGGAACTTCCGGCTTGAAATATTGCCGTGATACTCACCGGCCACCACTGGCTGAACTTCACTATTTTCAGATCTGGCTGACCAGATGTTCAGACCCTGGGATCGGGCCTCCTTTTCCCAAGTCAAAAATTTAGCATGGTGTCTTTCACTGGTCCCGTATTTTGTATAGTACTTGGACCACCCTTTTTGGATCAGTTCCAGATTGAAGTTTTCTCCGTCAAGAATGACATAGGCCAGCAACCGCCCATATTTTCCACGGGTTTTGCTTTCAAATTCCAAATCAACCGATTTACCGGCAAGCCTATATTTTGTATATGCGGATGCTTTCCGGCCCATTTCACAATTTTTTGACTGATCCGGGTGAACGGATTCCGGCGTGTTTACGCAAAGCATTCTGACACGTTCTTTCTTGTCATTATAATTGATATCAATGGTGTCCCCATCAATGACTCGCAGGACTTTGTATTGATCGGCAAAGCAGGGTACATTGAGAATGAAGATGGAAAGGGTTATAAGGATGATTTTTTTCATTTTATGTCTTTTTCAACTTTTTTTTCTTGCACAATTTTCACCACCAACCATCCATATAAACCTCCCAAGATCAGCCTGGCGAAACAATCTGTGCGAAGGATAGCAAGAATGATTAAAACCAAAGTGATTAAAATTAATATTGGGATATCCATGATTAAACTCCTTGCCTAGCATACGTGGCCAAATTCATAGTTGATCACCAGGAGGCCACCATCTCCTGACGGCATGACCCGGCAGCGGCGGAGTTCCGGAGAGCCTCTGAAATCGACCAGGAATGTGAATTCCATGGTCCTGCCTGTTTCCAGAACATGTTTGCAGATGGCGTGAAATCTGTATCCATCCACGAACAGGTCCTGGATGTATGTGTTGATGAGCTTGTCCGGCTCCGGGTGGGTGGGGTTGAAGATGTCCAGAATCCGACCGTCCTTGTCGGTCCAGACCAGCGTATCCTTCCAGTGATAAAGAATGGAATCCGGCCCTATTGATTGTCGGTTCCGTTTTTCCTCCTGTCCGGCCCCTTCCAGGGCTGCTTTTTTTTCCGGCGGTCTGAGCCGTTTCCGTCCTGATCACTTCCCCTCTTATCTTGATTCCTGTTTGACAGACCTTTCATTACCCTGGCCATATCACCAGCCGCCCGGATTGACTGCACGGTGCTTTTAAAAAGGCTTTTATCCGTGTTCTGAATTAGAATAAGTTCTTTGTTGAGATCCTTACCTAATTCCGGGTCCTTGAACTGTTTAATGATATCCTGATGTTCGATGACCACCTTTGTAATATTATCGGAGGGAGGCTGGGATATTTCTTTTTCTGACTCTTTTCCCCATAAATAATAATCTACTGATTTACCTGTAATCAATGACACAGCTATTATGTACTCAAGAGAAGGTTTCTGTTTAGTCCTCCCATGAACATTTGATACAACATTTTTTGAAACCCCCACCATGTCAGCCCAAACACCTGGTTTGTATCTATTCTTTTGGTGTTCAATTCGTAGGCGGATAGCATCAAAATCAAGTTTTAAATCAATTTTTTTCATAACAGCTTAACATTTATTATTGACAACAATTAATAACACATGTACTTTTAAGCACAGCTTAACGAAAGTAATTAATAAAATCAGTTTCAACCAAGTTACTTAAAAAAGGAGTCGGTAATGAGCGAAACCAAAACCATGACCCCAAAACAAATCAAACGAGCGCTGGATGACGTTGACATTTCCCAGGCCGGTCTTGCCCGGGATCTGGACGTATCCAGGTCCATGGTCGCTATGGTGATTCACAATAAAGCCACCAGCCACCGTGTCCGGTGCCACATTGCCAAGGCCATCAACCGTCCGGTGAACGAAGTCTGGGAGATCAAAAAGAATCCCACCCAGACCGGCCGACCGCTGACGCATGGCCTGTATGACCGTCAAACAGCAGCAGCGTAAACCAACAACCATATACAAGGACAGTATTATGCCAAATTTAATCAAATTTCAAGTTCCCATATTTAACCTGTTTTCAAAATAACCGGATTTAAGGGTGAAAACAATGTCTAAACGTAAACAAAAAATAGACCCCAAGCAAATGGAATTTGACTGGGATTTTCCCAGCAAGCTGGAGAAGGTTCTCCATGATCGAAAAACGATCCAGGAAAATGTTGCAGCAGGCCCGCCAAAGAAGGAAAAAACAGAAAACGAATATGACTTGTGCGTGTTGCTTGCCGCCGGTGTTAAAAAAGCCGTCAATAAGTCCGGCCTGAGCCGTGACCAGGTGGTGGATGGTATCAATGCATATTTTGGAAGAAATCAGGAGGACGCAAACAAAGATGAGGGGATCTGCCGGAAACCCCTGACCCTTCACATGTTGAACAATTACCTGTCAAAACCGGCTGACTGTCCCATGCCTGCCTATTATTTTTTTGCCATTCATCACATCACCAAGTCGCTGGAACCGGCCAAGGTGCTTGTGGAGGCGGAAGGGGCAAAGATTGCCACCGGATCTGATATCCGGCAGATGGCCTTGGGCAAGCTTGAGGAACATATTGTTGAAATCAATAAATTGAAAAAGGAGATCAAATGTCAGCGGTAAACCATCCCCGCGTTTCAGATCTCAAAAACCGGCAGATCCTTATGGATCGTGTCCGGCGGCAAAAAGCCGTCCAGCACATCAATAAAAGAGGTGGGCATGATAATAAACCCCGCTTCATAGAGTGCCTCGGCACATTCATTATAAAAGCCCGCCGCTGTTTTAAGAGGCTTTATCTGTATTTCAGACACATCAATATCAGAATAATCGGGATTGTCCCGGTATTCGGAATAAAAAGGAGTAGAGTCAAATGAATAATATAAAGTGTTGCGGCTCAGATGATCAATTACAAAACCGGCAACCAGAAACGGCATGCCAACCTGATTTTCAAAACATTCCCGAAACATCCGGACATGACTCACATCAGGATGATAAGCCTTCTCTGTTTCGTATAATACGCGGCCCGGAAAGTATTCAGCCGGAAATATTTCTGCCGTTCTTAAAATCTCTCTTGCCATCAAAGTATGAGCTATTTTCAAAGGTCGTAGCAGACCGTGAACTTTGGCAGTCATTACGCCAAAGGGCAGCGGAGGCTTTTTGTAAGGCGGACAAAGCGTATTTTTTAGAATGCAGCCCGGCCTGGCCTTTTTATCTGTCAGATATAAGGGTGAGAATGAATTGTATTCCTTCCCTGTGGATACGAGATCCTTCAAAACTTGTTTTGTATACATTAGACGACCTCGCTGAAATTGCTGAAAAAGTTATTTTTGAATCTGATAACAACCTGCATGAAAATTTTCAAGAAAAATAAACCGGAGAAAAAATGATCGGAAGAACATTAAGACCCTGGGGGGTCAGGATAAACGGCGAATGGTACTGGGATGAGGCGCTGTACGGCATGCGCGGGATGGTTTACTGCGGTGAACCTGCCGGGAACGGCGTTGATGTTTACGACAGGGGCGGGTGCCGGATCTGCATGGCTACATTGCAAAAACTGGAGGGATAGAAATGGAATTGGACTTGGACTTGATGACTCAGGAAGAAACAGGACGCCTGGAACTGCTGGAAGCGGTAATCAGGAAAGATCTGAAAGGCTTTATCCGGGTGGGTATGGCATTGAAGGAAATCAAGGATAAACGGCTGTACCGGGGCAAATACACCACCTGGAAAGATTACTTGAAAGGCGAATGGGATATCAGCAGAGCCTATGGAGACAGGTATATAGATGCGTTTGAGGTTATTGAAAATCTTAATTCTTCTTTTAGAAAAAGTGCGCCAATTGGCGCACTTTTGGATGAAGACGGCCCCGATCAGAATGTCCACCATGGTGGCCATTCTGAAGAAGATTCCGATGCTTTTGAATTTCCCTTCCCCAAAAACGAGGCCCAGACCCGGCCATTGACCCTGCTGAAACCGGAACAACAGCCGGAAGCCTGGAAGATGGCTGTAAGGATGTCCGGGCACAAAGTCACCGCCCTGGCCGTGAACAAAGTAGTCCAGGAGATCCTGGAGGCCCAGCTTGAAGAGGATAAAAACGGGATTCAGCAAACCATCATCAAAGAAGTGACGGTGCCGGACGATTTTTCCAGCCAGTTCACTCGGCTGCTGGAGATCCTGGACATGCACCGAAAGTCCGGGTGGAAAGAGTTCAACCGGAAAAAAGCCCTGGAATTCATCAAAAGCATTGAAGAATACCTTAATTCATAGGTGGTCTTATGAAGCCCGAAGTCAATATCAACACAATCCATTCGGCTCTGTCAAAGATTGAAGATGTCAGTCTCAGGACCGTTATGAGACGTGCCTCACGGGAAAACTGGTTCTGCCGGGAGGCCAAAGGCACCGGCAGGGGCGGCAAGACCCGGTTGTCCCTGACCCCCCTGCTCCCCGCCGATGTCCGGGCGGCGCTCAAGAGCGTTTCGGTTCCGGCGGTCATTGAAAACCGTTTGCCCGCATATGAGGCTCATAAAGAGCAAAGATTGTGCGAAGCCCAGGAACAGAAAGCCTTTGCCAAGGCAGAGCTTGCCAATGCGTATGTAACCCGGATGGAATCCGCCGGTCACGGCCAAAAAAAAAGGCTCAAACGGTTGTTTTTTGAAAACTACAATCTTGGCGAACAAGGGCTTTTGCCTGCGGTTTACAAGCATGTGGGCAGGGTGGACATGAGGGGCAGGACGGTACACGGCTGGATCACAAAGCTGAAGAAAAACAACTGGGACCCCATGTGCCTTGCAGATCGAAGGGGATACTCCGGCAAAGGCAAGCGGGCCGTGACACCGGAACAAATGAAAATCATCCTGTCCATCGTCCAGTCCCCGTACAATGTCCCGGGCAAGCCGATTGCGGAGATCATTCGCCAAGCTAAGGACATCATGACCAACCGGGGAATCGACACGTTGTCGGACACCACTTACCGGCGCTGGCTGGAAAAAGACTGGATTCCCTACAACTATGATCAGTGGATCTTTTGGCGGGAAGGCGACAAGGGTCTGAACGACAAAGTTCTTTTCAACCTTATCAGGGATTACGACAAGGTTGAATGCGGGGATTTGCTGGTGGCGGACGGGCATGTGCTCAATTTTGAAATCATCAACCCGGATACCGGCAAGCCCAAGCGAATGATGCTCATCCTTTTTTATGATTTCAAAAGCAGTTATCCCCTGGGATGGGAAATCATGGCCACGGAAAATACTGAGTCCATATCCATGGCGCTGCGCCGGGCCATCCTTCGCCTGGGGAAAATACCCACCGCCGTCTATATTGATAACGGTCGGGCCTTTAAAGGTAAATATTTCATCAACAGGAATCCGGGAGAAGAGTTAACCGGGCTTTACCAGCGGCTTGGCATCCGGAATATTATCGCCTGGGCATACCATGGCCAGAGCAAGCCTGTGGAACGGTTTTTCAGGACCTTTGCGGAACTTGAGCGCTTGGCCCCGTCTTATGTGGGAACCAGTATTGACAACAAGCCCGTTCACCTGAACCGGGGAGAAAAACTGAGAAGACAGCTTCACCTGAAAATCACCTACGGTGTGACACCCACCATAGAGGACGCTCACCGGGCCATTGCCATGTGGTTTGACAAGTATGCCAACACTCCCCAGTCGGCCAGCAGTCATCTTGCCGGACAAACCCCGGCAGAAGTCATGGTGCCGGGTCCGGGGGTTGACCCGGTAATGCTGCGGTGTTTGATGATGAAATCGGAACAGCGGCTGATTCGGCAGAACGGCGTCAACCTGCACGGAAAAGGCTCCTGGTACTACAGCCCGGAACTGTACGGGAGACGGCATGCCGTTTACTGCCGGTATGATCTTGTGAACAAGGATTCAATCCTGGTTTACGATGTAAAGGACGATTCTTTTATCTGCGAAGCCTTCAAGGTCGGCAAGGTCCATCCCATGGCCTCCATACTTGGGACCGAAGCGGATAAGGCCGAACTGGAGCGCCAGATCGCCATGAAAATGCGTGGAAGGAAACAGACGGTTGCCACGGCCAGGGAGATCGCGGAAACCCAGGTTCTGCCGGAATCAAGGCAACGCATTGAATCCGCCGGTTTCCGTATTGAAGGCAATCAGATCAAACAGCCAAAAGCCCTTCCCGCCCCTGAAGATAACACCCCCATAGATGAAGAGAAGATCAAAAGAGACCTGGAAGAGCTTGAAACCATCCGGGAGGATGATCCGGTTGAACCGGTATCGTCGTATGAACCGGAGGTGATGAATGAGGCGGAACAGGTTTTTTCCCGGCTCAAGGAGCTGTCGGAATACGACCGGTTTGAAAAGCTGATTGAACTTGAGGTCAAGGGCTGGCTGATCCCCAGGGAACAGCAGGCGTTTATGAAATATTTTGAACAGAGTACGGAATATGAGCGGCACAGGGAATATTTTGAGGATTACCGCGTGAAAATGGCCGTGGTGTATGACGTGGAAAACACAGGAACTGAAAACTGAAACGGAAAGGAAATGGAATGGAAAAAACAGTGTTTAACCCGGTATTTGTAAAGACCAAGAATGTAAGGAATTTTGAGGTTATGATGGACGCCCTTGAGCTGAACAATGATGAGGGATGTTTCGGCATGGTGTACGGCCAGGCGGGCCGGGGCAAGTCCAGAACCAGCCAATGGTATCAGGCCCATAATGATTGCGTATATCTGCGGATCATGCGGGTGTGGCGGCACAGCGAGCTGGAGTTTTTGCGGGAACTTTGCAGCAAGGCCGGTGTTATAGAGCCTCCGGGCCGGAAGGCGGCTGCTTTTGCATCAATCATAGATGCCCTGGTTAAAAACCCAAGACCGGTGTTCATCGATGAAGTGGAAAAAATGAAGCCAGGGTTTATTGAAATCGTCCGGGACCTGGTGGACGCCACGGGCCAGATCTTTGTCCTGCTGGGAGAAGAGGAACTGGTTCCGTACATGCAGCGGCACCGGCGGGTCTGGTCCCGGACCTTCCAGCAGCAGGAGTTTGCGCCCATCGAAATTGCGGACATCATCATGTATGCCAAGGAATCAACCGGGCTTAAGCTGTCCATTGATGTGGCATCCATGCTGCACAAGGCAAGCGAGGGCTCCTGGCGGCCGGTTAAACGGGCATTGATCGGCATGGTTCAGTATGCCAATTCCAATGAGACCAGGACCATTACTGTAAAAACCGCGCAGATGATTATTAAATCCGCATTGACGGGCAAATAGGGAGAAGAATGCAGATGGAAACAATGGCTGGAAAGATTCGGGCTTTATTAACCCGGTTAAGCCGGGACAGCGAAATTGTAACAGCACAGGCCCTGGCCTGGGAGTTGGGCTTGATAACCCGGGAGGAAAAGCTTCCCATGTATGGAACGCTGAAGGATATGAGGGATCGCGGGGAACTGATTGATACCGGGAAAAAAGGCGAATATCGGTTTAAGCCCGCAAAAAAGAAGTACCTGCGGACAGTGATGTGGCGGCTCCTGCGTGCCCGGCAAATAGTGACGGTGGAGGATCTGATGGAGCTTGCCGGGGTTTCGGAAGAATATGCCAAAGAGTGGCTGAGGATGCTGACAAGACAGGACATTGTCAAGCAGATGAAGGCAGGAGTTTTCAAGCTGGTGGCCGATCCGGTGGTAGAGCCCTTGAACACAGACCGTGCCGAACGGCTTCGGGATCTGCGGAAAAGGAAAAAGGCCATGGCTGCGCTGGATAAGGCATCCAAGGCTATTGATACCGCTAAAAAAGCATTGAGTGAAGATCAATAAAACGGCCTGGAAGGTGTAACAGCACCTTGCCAGGCCAAAACTGCAACTTAGCGGGTTGCGTTGATAGGGTAGCCACCCTGGCCGCTCTTGTCAAGAAAGGAGATTAAAAATGGACATCAGAACATTGAAAAACAGGATCACCACCGGGATCTTCGGCCCGGTCAACAAGCGGATGAAGTTTATGACCACCATGTTCTGCATTGACTGCGAGCATATGTGGGAAGCGTCCAGGATAAGCAATCCCTGCCCCAGGTGCGCATCAAAGGTTGTCATCCCGGCGGCAAAGTGGGCACCGGCAAAATACGGCGTGCCAAAGCTTGAAATGGGAAAGCTGGGAGAAGCAAAGGAGGACGCATGATCGACAATGGTAAAAAAGCCGTGATCCACATTGCCAAGGCCCAGGTGGGCATGAGTAATGAAGAGTACCGGGATCTGCTGTCAAGTGTTGGGGTCGCCTCTTCGGTCGACCTGGACAATAAAACCTTTGGCCAGGTCATGTCCCGGTTTGAGCAGCTCGGGTTCCGGACAACGTCAAAGACCCGGTCAAAGCGCAAGGTCGGCAACCTGCCGAAAGGCAAAAAGCAGCTCATGAAAAAGCTTGAAGCCATTATCCTGGATATGGATTTGACCTGGGCGTATGTGGATGGCATCGCGAAGAAACGGTTCAAGGTTGATGCCGCGCAGTGGCTGGATGGAGAGGACTTGTTCAAGCTGGTCCAGATGATGGTGATTCATCAGAAAAGGCAAAACAAAAAAACGGCAAAGGAGGCGTAGATGTTGAATTTGAGGTTGTCATGGCATTTCATCAACAACTGGCGCGATCGAGTGGGTAATGAGCCTACGGTGGGGGCTGTTAAGGCGATCATCCGCGAATCAATCATTATCCAGAAAGGCCGTCAGATAAAGGAGGATTACCGCAGTCTTACCCGCTATTGTCATTTTGGACTGAATCTCATCATCAGTATTGATCATATTTCCGGCACGGCGGTGTCGGTACTGAGTGACGTCAACATGCCCGGCGGCTATCAAAAAAAAACAAATGAGAAACAGCGGGTCCGGCACCCAGGTTATATCGCCATGACCATGCATAGATAAGGTAACAAGATGGAAAACAAAATCGATATTTTAAAAGAAGTTCTTCAAGAAAAACTGGAAGAAAAAAGGAGTGGAACTATGGCAAAGAATGTTGAAAAGCCACCTACAATAAGGGAAACGGAAAACGGCAAAGAAAAATGGTGTCCCAAAGGGAAACACTATGTACCGGCGGATCTGGAACATTTTTACAAGGACGGCAGGAGCAAGACCGGTTTGTCTTCCTGGTGCAGGGAATGCCAGACCGAAGGTTCCTCAAAAGGAAGTGACAAGAAAACAGCAAAGCAGGATATGGTTCTGACGCTTGATTTTTCCGTGTATGATCTTCTTTTTGAAGACATCAAGGCAGAGGCGGTTGAGGAGTTCAGAACCCCTGAAATGCAGGCCATGTGGTTGATCAGTGAAGCTTTAGAGGCGAAGTTTCAAAAGAAAGTGACAGAAGAAAAATCCGTCCCCAAAGGAGCATGATATGAATGAACCGGCAATAAACATGAAAGATTATATGGAAGACGGCCAGGGCCGCCTTGTGCATATCGACAATGTCAAAGAGATTGACAAATCCCGTGACGGCCTGGTACGGCACCTGGTTTCAAACGCACTGGATCTTCAAAAACTGGTGATTGACTTTAAAGAAAAAGCCATGAGTGAAATCGAGGCCTTTGTGGAACTGTCCGCCATGGAATACGATGTGAAGCTGGGCGGCAAGAAAGGCAATCTGACCCTGTATTCCTATGACATGAAATATAAGGTGCAGGTGCAGATATCGGAATACCTTGTGTTTGATGAACGGCTCCAGGTGGCAAAGAAGATGATTGATGAATGCCTGACCAACTGGACGGAAGGCAGCAGGAGTGAAGTAAAAACCATCATCAATGACGCCTTTTCCGTTGACCAGGAGGGCAAGATCAATACCCGGCGTATCCTGGGTCTCAGGCGGCTGGAAATAAATGATAAGCTTTGGCAAAAAGCCATGACGGCGATCACGGACAGCCTGCAGATTGCCGGGTCTAAATCCTATATGCGGATTTACAAACGGGTGGGTAAGGATGGACGGTGGGAGCATATAACACTTGATATGGCGGCGCTGTAAAGGGCACGAATGAGCCAGTGGGATGAAATAGAAATTGACGACCTTGAAGGCGATATGATCGATATTGCAGAAACCATCGGTTTGTCAGCAGCTAAAAAGCTGCTGACCGTCTTCGGGGGAGAATCCATTTATATCCCGAAACCGGAAAGCGTTATCCGCTCCCTGCGTGACCGGAAAATATACCAGGAATTCAAGAACGATAATTACCGGCAACTGGCGGCCCGGTATAATCTTACCACCCGACAGATCCGGGCCATCATCAAAGAACAAAGATCCCGCAATCCTAAATCCGGATTCCACGAACAGGAACTTTTCTAAACAGCTGATCAACTTAAAAAATCCCTTTCAACTTTGGTAATGCTTATTTTTCTGTGAAGTTGCTTTTTATATGCAGAAGATACCCGGAAATCCGTTTATCATAATTATTTGAATGTTATCCTGTCAGGAATTGACATTTTTTAAAGAATATCGTTGTGATCTCCATGTCGTTTTGGTAGCATTTGAGGTGTTATCTTATTTGTTAAAATTTAATAGTAAACAGAAAAAAAAACTGAAGAATTCATTGTTAGGCAGCCACAAAAAGACGAGAATTATCATGTCAGACAATCCTTATAACCAAAGCCATATAAAGCATGGGCAAATAACTGGAAATGAGAAAATCAACAGGTTCATTTGTTGTTTCTTTGAATATTTGTGCGAAGAAGATCAACGGAAATTCAGGAGAGAATTCCGTCATCTACCACCAGAATCAGATCAAACAATGCATACTTTAAGAGAGTTGATTATAGGTGCACATCTCAGCGCAAATGGTTTCCAAGTAAGGCATGACTATGCCATAGATAATCAAACGCCTGATTGGTGTATTTTTGATGATGAATTAGCGGTAATCGGAATTGTTGAGCTGACGAATTTTCATATTGACAAGGCTACTGAAATCGAAATTAGGAAGAAAAGTAAACTTAAGGAAAATTTCGTCTATTGGCGAGATGGAAACAAAAATAATGTTGACCGGTTATATCATTGCATAGAAGTTAAGGCACAGGCATATCGATCCCAGGCATTATCACTGGAGGTTCCATATGTAGTGGCTGTGTTTGGAACGTGGGAAACAGCGGTGGATTTTGATGAAATTTGTTCCTGTCTTTTCGGTAGCGAGACCGGGCTTTTCGACCTGTATCCAGAAATGAGCGGCGTTTTGTATTTTGTTGAACAAAACGCCTTGCGATACTTGTTCAATTATGCAGAAAATCCAAATGCATTACAGCCAATAAATATGCCCACTGGTATTTTTCCACCAGATGCCACCTAATAGCACGGTTAAGATTAATGCCATAAAAGCCTAACAGGCGCGTGAACCGGACAGCAAGGGTCTCTTTTTTTTAAAGGTTGAAAAAACTTTTGAATGATGTGCTTTTAATTAACTTTTTTTGGAAACCCTTGCTGTCCGTTACCCAAATGTTGGGTAACAAACTAAGGCAAAGACCAAAGGAGGATGGGCATGAGAATACTTTTGACATTGGTGATTGTGGCACTTCTTGCTTTTTCAAATTTTACAAGTGCGTATGCTGGCAGCGGTGAGACGAGGACGAAGATGGCAAAAGAACTGACTATGAAGTACAAGGCAGAGGGTTTTCCAGTTACTTTCGAAGCCACCGGCAAAGATAAAAACATTATCAGGATCACACAAAAAAACATCATTCAGAATCCATTGCTTACAGAAGGGCAATTGATTACCTTGCTCGGCATTTACTTAAAAGATGGCATTCAGTCAAGGCTGAGAAAAGCAGGCTTTATAAGGGGCGAGGTCTTAGACGGCAAATCAAGGAAGTACCCGTTCGACTTGTAAAAAAAATCCTGGGGGTAATGCCTTGCTTTATAGCACAACAATAAACTGGTGATTTTCAAGTTATATATTATCAAGGTGACAGCCGGGCAAATTGTCAGAATCAACTCTTTAATATAATAACATAACCTTATAACTCCCTATCTTATAACCTTCACCCGGAGCCGACACCGTCGGCTCCGGGTGAAGTGTTTTTTTGAAGCATTTCAAAAGACAATCCCCTCCTCAAAGCATTAAGCTGTGTCCGATTTCAGATGATTTTTTAATATAACGGACACAGGAGAGCTTAATGTCATGCCGCGATTTTCCAACCAATCCAACATGAAACTTGATACCTGTCATCCCCTGCTCCAGGAGCTGTTCCGGGAAGTGGTGAAAGAATACGACTGCGCCGTCATCGAGGGCCACAGGACCAGAAGGCGGCAGAATCGATTTTATCAGCAGGGCAAATCAAAAGTGAAATGGCCGGACAGCAAGCACAATGTCATGCCGTCGGAAGCGGTTGATGCGGGGCCGTGGATCGAAAACAAAGGCATCCCCTGGCAGGAGCCCAACCAGTTTTATGCCTTTGCCGGGTTTGTAAGGGGCAAGGCCTCCCAGATGGGGATACAGATCCGCTGGGGCGGGGACTGGGACGGGGACAATGACGTGAACGACCAGAAATTCAACGACCTGGTTCACTTTGAACTGCTGAGCACTCAAAAAAAGACGGCAATTGAATCTTAAAAGGAGAGACAATATGGACTTAACCGGAATAGGATCTGTGGCCGATTTCGCAGGGGACCTCGTAAAGCGATTTTTCCCCATGAAAATGACGGATGCGGAAAAGGCCCAGGCACAAATGAATCTCCAGGGTATGCTCCAGGAACGGGAAGCATCCCTTGTTGAATCTCAAAAATCAATCATTGTTTCCGAGATGCAGCAGGCGGATAGATTCACAAAGCGGGCGCGGCCAAGCATCGTGTATGCCGGGCTGTTATTTATTCTTCTGGTTCATGTGCTTTTTCCCATTGCTGCATTTTTTACGGCACGGCCCATGCCGACTCTGACGTTGCCCACTGAATTCTGGTGGGCGTGGTCCGGGGTGTGCGGGGTGTGGGTGATCGGCAGAACGGCGGAAAAGCGGGGTGTTGCAGGCAAACTGGTCAACATGATTTCAGGAGGTAAATGATGTCGCAGCCGACCGATTATTCCGTTCTTAAGTTCTGGTTTGATGTGGGGCAATACCTGATCACCGTTGTTATTGCGGTTTATGTATGGTTGAGCAACCGGGTTAATGCACGGGCAAAGGATGTTGAACAGATGGGCAACCGGGTTACAAAACTGGAATCCGGCAGTATTTCCCATACCGACCTGGGCGTTGTGTATGAACGGATTAACAAGGTGTCTGATCAGGTGTCAAACATATCCGGCACCGTGGACGGCATCAAGGGTACGGTGGAGATGATTCAGGAATACCTGCTGAACAATGGAGGAAAAAAATAATGAAGTACGAGCAAACAGTTCAGGAACATTTAAGGCTCACCATATTGCGCCTTTTATCCGAGGACCCGGATTACACCATGAACGATTCCCTTATCACGGATCTAACGGAAAATTACGGGTTCACGCCCAGCCGTGACCGGGTGCGCACGGAACTGGCCTGGCTAAGGGAACAAGGTTTTGTAACAACCGATATCGACCCCGCCATAACCATAGCAATCTTGACCGAACGGGGAGCGGATGTGGCACGGGGCCGCGTAACTGTACCGGGAATTAAACGGCCTTCTCCCGGGAGACGGTAATGAGATATAGGTGCAAGCCTTCAGGCCGGGGACGGCCATCCAGTATTGATCTTTTACCGGAGGATATCCGGTCGCAACTGAATGCGGCCCTGCGGGACCGTCGCATGACCCAGAAGCAGATCCTTGAGATCATCAATCCCCTGCTTGATGAACGCGGGAAAAAGCCCATATCCAGGTCTGCCATCAACCGGTACTCCATGCAGATCGAGGAAAAAGGGGCCATGATGCGGGAGGCCCGGGAAGCGGCGGACGCATTGGTGGGCGGTCTGGGAGAACAGAAAACCACGGACCTTGGCCGGGCGGTCACGGAGCTGGTCAAGACCCTGACATTTGACCTTGTGCTGTCCGGACGGGATGAAGAGGGAGAGGCCATCGGCGTGGATACCCTGAATAAGGTGGCCCTGATCGCCCAGCGCATCGAGCGGGCCAGCAAGATCAGCCTGGACCGGGAAGCTCAAATCAGGAAACAGGTGCTGGAGCAGGCTGCGGATGCCGTGGATGAAACGGTTGTTGAAGGCGGTCTGTCCGATGAAGCAGCCGATATGATCCGGCGGCAAATCCTTGGGATAAAATCATGACCCTGACCCATGTAAAGGAAGATCGTTCCAAGCGCACACCCATGGTGCTTTTGCCCTATCAGGTGAAGTGGCAGGCCGATCCATCCCGGGTTAAGGTGATTGAAAAATCCAGGCGGATCGGTTTGTCCTGGGATGAAGCCAGCGAGGATGCTTTGCTGGCAGCGTCTAAAAACGGCATGGATGTTTTCTATGTCGGGTACAACAAGGACATGGCCCAGGAATTCATCAATGACTGCGCGGACTGGTCAAAATTCTATAACAAAGCGGCCACGGAAGTTGAAGAATATGTTTTCAAAGATGAGGACAAGGACATTATCACTTTCCGGATCAAGTATGCATCCGGTCATAAAATAGTTGCTCTTTCTTCCAGACCGTCAAACTTAAGGGGGATGCAGGGGAAAGTTGTGATTGATGAAGCAGCTTTCCATGATGACCTTAAAGGCCTTTTAAAGGCGGCTCTTGCATTGCTCATGTGGGGCGGACGTGTGGTGGTTATTTCCACCCATGACGGTGATGAAAACTATTTCAATGAAATCATCAAAGAAATCCATGCCGGGAAAAAACCATACAGTTGGCACCGGATCACTTTTGATGATGCCCTGAATGATGGCCTGTATAAGCGGATCTGCTTAAGGCTTGGAAAGGAATGGAGCCAGAAAGACCAGGATCAATGGCGACAGGAGACCATTGACTTTTATGGTGATGGTGCAGACGAAGAATTATTCTGTATCCCTTCCCAAGGCGGCGGCACCTATTTTACCCGGCCCCAGATTAAAAACTGCATGAAAGAGGATATAGATACCCTCTTCTGGGGCCAGGAAGACGATTGGGCTGAACTGCCGGACGAAGACCGGGAAGCGGAAACCCTGGAATGGCTGCAAGAAATTGTGCAACCCTATATAGACGCTCTGGACCCGGACCGTAAAACCTGGTTTGGAGAAGACTTTGCCCGTGACCAGAACCTTACGGTGATCTGGCCGGTTCAGGAAAAAGACGATGCCAACTTAAGAGTGGCTTTTAACCTGGAGCTTTTCAATATTCCCTTCAGGCAGCAGGAACAAATTTTGTTCTATATCCTTGATCGCCTGCCATGTTTCCAGGGCGGTGCCATGGATGCCAGAGGCAACGGTCAGGCTCTTGCAGAATTTACCATGCAGCACTTCAGCCCGGAAATGATTCACATGATCAAGGCCACAGAATCCTTTTATGGCAGATGGTTCCCCATCTATAAAACCACCATTGAAGACAGAGCCATTGATATACCGGCCAGTGCGGATGTGATGGAGGATCACAGATCTGTCAAAAAGATAAAAGGTATTCCCAAAATAATCGAGGCCCAGGCAAAGGATAAAAAGTCCAAAAAGAAACGCCACGGTGATTCTGCCATTGCCGGATTAATGGCTGTTTATGCGGTCAATGAAATCGTGGGCACAGGAGAGATTGAATACGAATCAACCGGTAAAAAACGAGACTTTACCAAAGCAGATGGATTTTTGGAGAACTGATGAAAGACGAAAAAATAACCAAGGTTCCGATCACAGATGAAATTGCCATTGCTGAAAAAGATATTGATATTTATTCCGGTTGGATCAATCGTCTGGAAAATCCTGATCCTGTCTTAAGGAGCGAATCCAACGGCAAGGGCTTAAAGCTATACGATGAAGTCAACCGGGACGGCCATGCCGGGGCAGTGCTGCAGCAACGGTATCTTGCTGTGGTAAGCAAGCCCTGGGACGTCATACCGGGTGAGGATAATGACCGGGCAAAACAAATCGCGGCCTTTGTCAAAGAATCCCTTGAAGGAATCAATCTAAAACAGGCCTGCCAGGAAATTTTGGAGGCAATTCTTTACGGATATCGTCCCCTTGAAATCATGTGGGGTGAAAAAGCCGGGAAATATATCGTATTAAAACTTAGGGCCAAACATCCGAAACGATTTCAATTCACACCGGATCGTGAATTAAGAATGATCACGCCGGATAACATGCTCGAAGGGGAGCCGGTGCCGGATAGAAAATTTGTTGTGTTCACCTATGGTTCCAGTGACAATCCCTATGGCAGCGGCCTGGGTCAAAAAATGTGGTGGCCGGTCTGGTTTAAAAAGCATGGTATTAAATTCTGGATGATCTTCCTGGATAAGTTCGGCAGCCCGACACCAGTGGGCAAGTATCCGGCAGGCACGAAAAAAGACAAGCAGGATGAATTATTGAATGCCCTTGAAGCCCTGCAGCAGGAAACAGGCGTCAAGATACCTGATACAATGCAGATAGAGCTTCTGGAAGCCACGCGGTCCGGGAAAGTGACATATGAATCCCTGTGTGATTATATGGACCGTCAAAACACCAAAGCGGTATTGTCCCAGACCGGCACAACGGATATCAAGGATGCCGGTGCCTACAATGCCTCCCAGACACTTGATGAAATCCGCCAGGCCATTTGCGAGGCCGATGCAGAGCTGCTTTGTGAATGCCTGAGTGATACATTGATTAAATGGCTTGTTGATTATAATTTTGCCAACGTTGAACACTATCCAAAATTCAGGATCTATGCAAAGCCGCCAAAGAATACCAAGGATCATGCCGAAACTGATAAGATTCTGGTCAATGATATCCGGCTGCCGGTGTCCAAAAAACACCTCTATGAAAAATACAATATCCCTGAACCTGAAGATGGAGAAGAACTTGTCAATTCTCCGGAGGCTACAAAGCCTTTTGAACAATTCTCTGAAGGCGGCTTTGATTTTTCCGATGCATCCATTGCATCCATGGATGAAGTTGACAAGCTGATAGACCAACAGGTCAAATTTGCTGTTCCCGGATTTATCAAAAATACGGATCTTGTAAAAGACTACCTTTCCCGGGCAAAGAGTTTAAAGCAGGCAAAAAACGGACTGGTTAAGCTGTTTGATGAGATGGACACATCACGGCTGTCTTTAAGACTTTCTACGGGGTTGCAGGACTCCTGGGATATCGGTGTCAACAGTGTCGGTGTTGAAACAGATTTTGCCGAAGTATTATGGGGTCCGGGAACACCTTTCCGGTCTGCAATAGAGTATTTTGAATCCAGGGGGTTTTACATCAGCAATGTTACAAATGCCAATATCCTGGCTTCTGTTGAAAATGAAATCATAAAAGCCATGGAGGGCGGTGTTACGTTAAATGATTTCAAAGCTGATGTGGATAATATTTTTAAAGCTCAGGGTTACGATTCGTTGGCGCCATTCCACATCAAAACCATTTTTCAAACCAATTTGCATATCAATTACCAGGGCGGCCGGTACAATCAGATGAAAAGCCCTGCCGTGGTCAAGGCCAGACCGTTCTGGCGCATGGTGGCGGTTAAGGACGCATCTACAAGGCCGGATCACTGGGCCAACCATGGCAAAATATTTCCCCATGATCATGATTTTTGGCTCATCTGGTATCCGCCCAACGGATACAACTGCAGGTGTACTGTTGTATCGGTTTCTCAACGGGAACTGGACCGCAACGGCTGGAAAGTTGAAACGCAAGATCCCACAGGGCTTCTTTATGCACCAGTTGACCCTGTTACCGGTGCTGAGATGCCGGCCAGAAATTTAATGCCTGATCCAGGCTGGGCAAAGAATCCTGCCCGGGAAGTATGGAAACCCGATTTTTCCAAGTACGGCAAAGACCTTGCTGCAAAACTCAAAAAAGAATTGGGGGCTGATTATGCCTGAACATGAACCCTATTACATTTATGACGACAGTGACCTTCAGGGGCTTTTCAAAAGGTATATTGCCAAATTCGGAAATCTACAGCCTGCCACTGAGATTATCGGGGACATCATTCAGACTTCCATTTTGCGAAATTTTGAAGAGGGGGGACGTCCTGAAGCCTGGCAGGATCTTGCAGACAGCACCAAAAAGCAAAGAAAGAAAAAAGGCAAATGGCCCGGTCAGATCCTTGTGGTATCCGGGACCAGAGGTGGCCTTATCAGCTCTATTTCATATGATGCTATGCCGGATAAGGTTGTATTTGTCGCAAACAAACCCTATGCCGCCATTCATCATTTTGGCGGCATGGCATGCAAGGGACACAAGGTAGAGATACCAGCCCGGCCATTCATGATGATTCTGGATGAAGACTGGGAAGAAATTAATGCGGCTTTAAATGAATTTATTTTAGAGGTGTGAGTATGAAGTTCAAAGGATTTGAGGAGTACATAGAAATTTTTAAGGGCGGCAAACAGACAGACAGCAGCGGCACGCCTCATGATGGAGACAAGTTGATTGAAAAAGCCCTTGCTTCCTTTAATGCAAATGACCATGAACCCCCTGCGGTTATCGGACATCCTAAAGAGAATGCCCCGGCATTTGCATGGGTGGAAGGTCTTAAGGAGGAGGTTGTTAACGGAACTAAAGTCCTTATGGCCAAATTCAAACAAGTGGTTCCGGAGTTTGAAGAAATGGTTAAAAAAGGTCTTTTTAAAAAACGTTCCGCATCCTTTTATCCAGATGGCAGATTACGGCATGTGGGGTTTTTAGGTGCAGCACCGCCGGCTGTTAAAGGACTTGCCGACATCGGGTTTAACGAAGACGACCAGGTCACTTTTGAATTTGAGGAGTCCTGGAAAATCAACAGCATCGGACGTCTGCTGAACAATATAAGAGAATTTATTATTGAAAAGTTCGGCATAGATGAAGCAAACAAGGTGCTTTCTCAATGGGCAATTGAAGATATTAAAGAACCAATAACAGAACCTGATGAATCATTTTCAGACGGTTTAAAACCAGGAGAAAAAAAAGACATGGCAACATTCAGTGAGGAACAAGTCAAAAAAGCGGTTGAGGATGCAAAAAAGGAAGAACGTGACAAGGTGAATTCAGAGTTTGAAGAAAAACGGCGAGAAAAGCAACTCTCGAACGATCTCGAAAGCGTTCAGGCGTTTTGCGACACAATGGTAAAGGAGGGGAAAATTGCCCCTGCATGGATAGATTCCGGCTTAAAACAGTTTATGGAGTCTTTGGCAGGATCTGAGCCCATTGAATTTTCTGAAAACCAGAAACAAACGCCTTTAGAATGGCTGAAAGATTTCTTTGAAAATCAGGTGCCCAAACTTGTTGAATTCAAGGAAATTGCCACAAGAGAAGATCTGCCGAATGTGGAAGCGGAATTTGCAGAATGTGAAGATGAAGACCGGCTTGAGCTTCACAAAAAAATAAAAGCCCTGGCTGCAAAAGAAAACATTTCCTATGCCGAGGCGGCTGACAGAGTGTCATAGATAAACTGGCATACAGATGAAAATTAATTTTAATTAACCATATTTACAGGAGAACATCATGGGACGATTAACAAATTTAAGAGGGGTTGACCCGGTATTAACGACGCTTGCCAGGGGATACTCAAATGCAGAACTGATCGCAGCGGCTCTTTTTCCGGTTGTTCTGGTGCCAAAAGAGGCGGGCCAGTACCCGGAATTTGGGAAGGAAGCATTTAAGCTTTACAACACTGAACGCGCCTTAAGGGGAAAAAGCAACCGGATGGACCCGGAAGCTTTAAACTGGGTTGATTTTACCACTAAAGAAAATGATATCGAATATCCCATTGATTACAGGGAAAAAAACGAAGCTCTGTTCAACACCCAGAAACACGGAACAGTGACGGTACAAAACATTCTTCTTTTGCAGCGGGAGTATCAAGCTGCAGCCCTTGCGCAGAATGTTGCCACGTACGGGGCCAGTAACAAGGTCGTTCTGTCAGGGACCAGCCAGTTTACGGATTACACCAATTCAGATCCTGTTGCTGTCGTTGATGCAGGGAAAGAAGCGATTCGGGCCAAAACAGGAAAATATCCCAACACCATGACCATGGGTGCAGTAACCTTCAAAACGTTAAAAGAGCATCCAAAGCTTATAGAAAAAATTAAATATTCCATGAAAGGTGTGCTCACTGTGGAATTGCTGAAGCAGATCTTCGATATTGAAACTCTTAAAATCGGCAAGGCTGTTTATGCAGATGATGACGGAACGTTCCATGATGTCTGGTCCGATAACATTACCCTGGCTTATGTGCCGAAAAAACAATCCGGCATGGACAGAGACTGGCATGAACCCAGTTTCGGATACACCCTGCGACGGACAGGCTATCCTTTTGTTGACCGGTATGAAGAGGGTAAAAAATTAGAACTCGTCCGCGATACCGATAACTTTGTGGTCAAAGTTGTGGGAGCGGATGCCGGATACCTGATCAGTGATACCAACGGTTAAGCGGTAAGGCGATCGGAATAAACTTAAATTCAAATATGAGGTTATGCCATGAAAACAGCAATACACTCAATGACATTCGGAATCACAGCCGTTTCAGCAATAGCGACACAGCGGTTTGTCGATTATGACGGAAACCCTTGTGCCGCTGGTGAAAAAGCTCTTGCAGCAAGTCATGCCGGTGGGGCTGAGATTGGTGAGGAATGCCCCCTTGCCCTGGGTATCGTCCTGGTTGAAGCCGGTGCTGCCATAGCCAAAGGCGATGATGTTGAATCTGATGCAAACGGCAAGGCAATCACACAATCAGCCGGGGTCGTTAATGGAGCCGCCCTGGATGCTGCCAGTGCAGATGGAGATATTATCAGGGTTAAAAACATCTAACCTGATCAATTAATGAATAACCGTACATGAAAATGGAGGCCGTTATGGCAGATCCCAAAGAGAAAAAAGACATTAAACTGGTGGCTGTAGAGCCAATACTTCATGATGGTGAAAAAATCGCCCCAGGTGAAACATTCATGACCGATAATAAACAAGCTGACCGGCTCCTGAAAAAGAAAAGGGCTGAAAAGGTTAAATAACCATGGCGTATTGCACCCGAGAAGATATTCAGGGCAAAATCAGCGAGGCCGAACTAATACGGCTTACCGATGACTCCGGAACTGGTATTCCTGATTACAGCAAGATTGATACTGCCATTACCGAAGCTGAGGCTGAAATCGACAGTTATTGTGCCAAACGGCACACAGTGCCGTTTCAGCCTCCGGTCCCTTCCATGATTTCCAAAATGTGCAAGGATATCGCTGTTTACAATGTCTGGTCCCTAAGAAACGCAGCGCCTGACGATTGTGAAGACCGATACACCAGGGCGGTTGCGTATCTGAAAAATGTGGCAAAAGGTATTGTCGATCTGGGGGGAGATACTCCTTTGGAAATTGACGATGGCGGACCGTCGTCCAGTAAATCATCAGACGACAGAAGATTCAGCATGGATAATATGGAGGGATTTTGAAAGAGTTATTAGACAAGATTCAAACAGAACTTCAAAGTCGCCTGAATAATATCAGAGACGTGGATATTTTCATCACTCCCCACGCAAATCTTATTCCGGGCGGAACACAATTTCCGGCTATCGGGATTAAAGACGGTACTGTTAAACGGCATGAACTTGCCGGTGGTGAAGAACTGGATAAAAAACAACATGTGAGCCTCATCCCATATGTAAAAATGTATCCGGGAGAACAGAGCATCATGGGCGGGTCTGGTTTCAAAGGCATCCTTGAATTTGTTGAGGATCTGCACGAGATCCTTGATAAAAATCTTTTGGGTATTGAAGGTATGGAGGCGGCATTCTGCGAAAATGAAAAAGAAAGCGAAATGTTTGGAAAGCCGGGAGATGGACTACAGCGTAAAATTATAATCTATAAATATGAAAGAAGGAGTGAACGATGACCTTTAAACTCAAAAAAGGCCAGGAAACGTTCCAGGTTGTTGACGGCCCGGATGCGGGCCGGACATACGAGCGGGGCCAGGAATATGAAACCCTTCCCAAAGGTGAGGAACACCGGTTTGAAAAGGTATCTGTCCCGACAGCGGCGCTGGTTAAAAGCAAAGAGCTGAAAACGACAAAGGAGAAGAAATAATGCGGTCCATCAGAGCAAACCACAATATCATTGCGGTATCCGCCTATGCAAAAGAGACGGCCATCAATACGGCCCAGACACTGGATCTTTCTTTGCTGGCATCGGTGGGGGATATCATTACCCTTGATCCCCGGCGGGAGTCCAATAAGGATGAATTGACCGGCAAAGAAGAGGCGGATACCATATATAATCTGGGGCAGACAGCCAGCCTCTCCCTGAACTTTCCCAAGGCCCAGCCCCAGCATTTTGCCCTGCTCTATGCCTATGCCCTGGGCACTATCGCATCAACGGCAGCCGGAACCGGATACCTGAAAACCATCACTCCCCTGGACGGGGATCTGGAAACCGCCCGGTCCCTGCCTTCTTTTACCGGGGGACAGCGCCTGGGCAAGACCATTGCCAAAGAGCGGTTTAGTTCTCTGTTTGTCAACGGCGTGACTTCCACCTTTGCCCGGGATGACTGGTGCAAGGTTGTCGGGGATATCGTGGCCACGGGCAAATATGACACATCCATTGAAGAGGAAAGCATCACGGCGGCGGAAAATGTTACCACCCTGACCCTTGCGGCCAATGCCGTAGCCGGATCAACGGCCCAGGAACGTTTGGACGCCATCCACCGGATCAGGGTGGAGACCTCCGCAGGGGTATGGGAAGAGGTGGCTTTTTCTGCGGTATCTTCCGCCACCCCGGCCGAGATTACCATCACGGCCCTGGGCGCTGGAACGGATGACAAGACCTATAAAGTGCTGTATGCCCCGGCTGAAACGGCCTGGATGACCTTCCCGGCCCGGGTATCCGAAACGCCCTTGCGGGTATCTGAACTGACCTTCAAGATTGGGGGCAAGTATGACGGGTCTGCATTCCAGGGCGGCCGGGAGCTGGGCGCGGAGATCAATGGAATTGAACACCGGTTGTCCAACAACGGCAATGTAGAGTTTGTTCCGGGCGGAGGCGGGTCTTATGCCTCCCAGTATTTCCGGGATGGCCGGGATCAGACCCTGGCTCTTGACCGTGAATTCAGGGATTACATTATCCGGAATTACATGAACACCGACGAATATTTCGGTGCCTCCATCCTGGCCGAAGGTGCCGAGTTTGACACCGGCCATAAGTACGGGGTTGAAATCATATTTCCCCGGCTGGGCGTGTTAAAGACACCGGTTACGGCCAACGGCAAGCGCCTGGCGGAAAAAGGCGACATGACCGTGCTGGAAGATGACACCTATGGGTCTGTGATCGTGAAGGTCAAGAACCTGGCCCAGTATTATGCAAACTGATTTAAACCTAATAATTCAGGAGAATATGAATGAGAATTACCACAAACAAACCCAATACACTAAGACTGCACGACAATATCTCTGATTCAACCCTGGAATTGTATTTCCGGACTCCGACAGCAAAAGAGCAGGCCAAATACACAAACGGGATGACAAAACGGATCAGAAACAAAATTGTCAATTGCACGGGGGAATGCCGACAAAAACACGGCAGGGATATTCTGGAAGGATGGCGGGAAGGTGATTTCGGGGAAGAAAAAGACGGCAAAGTTGTCGTGATTTCATCAAAGTCCGGATCATCCAATTTCAGGCAGGACTGGAAAGAATGGTTTTGCAAACACAATGCCGACCTGGTTGAACGTCTTGCCATTCATGCATTTGAACAGACTGCTGACACAGACGATAGTGAAGACCTGCCCGGAGAAGAACAGGAAGATAGCGACCCAAACTGATTCTGGAGCATGATCTTGAAGCAATATCAAAGGGGAATATCTGCAGTGAAAAAGACCTGGCAACGTGCAAGGAAGAACATGATGAACCGGAGCTTGAATGGGCTTGTGCAAACTGCCCGAAAATTCAAGAGTGGGAGATTCATCCTTACACCAGAAAGCTTCTGGCGGTCAAGAAATTATCCATTGCAGGGTTCCCCCTTGATTCGGAAATGCTCACTTATAACGAATGGCTGGACCTGGGGAGAGTTAACGAATGTCTAACACCGGCACCATTCAAATAGCGTTAAAAATCAACGATAAGGGAGTTGTTAAGTCCATCCGGCAGGTGGGAACAGAAGCTGAAAAGACGGGCAAAAAAGGCAGCAAAGCCTTTTCTGATATAGACGGCAGCACCCGGAAGATGACTGGCGGGATAAAGGACTCCACTGCAGCCATGTTGAAAATGGGAACAGCTGTTTTTACTTTAGCAGGCACAACGGGACTGGGATTGTTGGTGAATTCATCACTGAATGCCTCAACGGAGCTTGAAAAGAATGCCAAAATAGCAGGGCTTTCCACCACGGCCTATCAAGAGCTTGCCTTTGCCGCAGGGCAGCATTCCATAACCCAGGACGCATTGACGGACGGGATGAAAGAATTAAACCTGCGCACGGATGAGTATGTTCAAACGGGTGCCGGGTCTGCACAGGAAAGTTTTGAACGGCTTGGGTTCAGCCAGGAAGAGCTTAATGAGCGGCTTAAAGATTCACCCGGGCTTTTGAAGGAAATTATTCGCCGCATGGAGGATCTGGATACGGCGGCTCAAATACGGATTGCCGACGAGATTTTCGGCGGTACCGGCGGGGAGCAATTCGTTGCCATGATCGATGCCGGGGCGGATGCGCTGGATGGATTGACAAAAGAGGCTCACGCCCTGGGGGTAGTCATGGATGAGGATTTGATCCGGCAAAGCATTGAAGCCGAAAGACAGATGGATCAGCTGGTGACTGTTGTTTCAATAAATTTCCAGACTGCCGTCGCACAATTGGCTCCGGACATCAAACAATTAACCGCTTTAACTGCCGCATGGGTCAAACAAAACAAGGATCTGATTGCACAAAAAGTTCCGGAGTACCTGGGGAATATCCGGGACTCCGTAAAAAAAATAAAAGATATTTATGATGCCGTCCCGGACGACATCAAAGGACCGGCCGGAATGGGATTAGTAGGAACCGCCTTGCTTGGTGGGGCCGCAGGAAAAACTATTTTTGCGTTAACCGTAATCAATAATTTGTTGGAATATACCGGCAACAGCCTTGATGATCTTTGGGAAAAACAAAAAAAAGGACTGGAAGCAAGGGATAAACTTTTTGAAAGCATAAAAGATGCTCTCGGCTTCAATGATGAGATTGATCCGGCGGCATTAAAACATTTTCAAGATGTGCTGGGCATTACGGGCATGGTAACCAAATCAATTAATGAGACAACAGAAGGTATTGAAAAATATACTGGAGTCGTCACCAAAACTATTAACGAGATGACACAAGGCTTTGATCTGTATAACAAAAAAAGTAACGGCCTTTTAACTGAAATCCCGAAATGGGTAAAAGAGTACGAAGAAGAAGCACGAAAAATAATTGAGTCTTCCTTTGAATATCAGATCCAACTCAAGCAGGACGCTCTTGATCGATACAAGGCTTCTGAGAAAGCAAAATCCGAAATTGTGGCGGTAATGCAGGCGGAAATCAATCAACTCGTGGACGCCGCAACTGATAAGGCGATAGAGTCTATTTCAAAAGAAGAAAGAGCCCGGAAAAACGCCGCCGCCAACATAGCCTCTGCCATGGATTCAATGTATGCGGATATCGGGCTTAAGGGCCGGGAAAATTATGATTATCAGAAAGGACTGCTTGAGGCACAGGCTGAAGAATATGAAAAGATGGGAATTAAGTCTGAACTGGTTGAAAGATGGTTCACAGAAAGACATCGGGAACTGAAAGAACAGCAGATTTTGGACAGTGACGATTTCTTTGCCGGGGTAAAATTGGGTCTTGACGGTTTTCAAGAGGACATGGCGACCTGGGCGGAGGCAGGAGAGACAATGACCCGGGACATGTTCTCCGGCATGACCGACGCCCTGACAGACTTTGTGATGACCGGCAAGGCTGATTTTTCCGACCTGGCGGAATCAATTATCAGTGATCTAATCCGGATTTCCATTCAACAGAATATCACGGCTCCCCTTGCGGCGGGGGCATCCAGTTTATTGGCATCCGGCGTTGGCAGTTTGTTTGGGTTTGCCCAAGGCGGCGTGGTTACTGGGGCCAGCATCAGCCAATACAGCAACCAGGTCATTGATCAGCCCACCCTGGCACCAAACACTCGTATACAGGCATACGCTACCGGCGGGGCATTATTTGGAGAAGCGGGACCGGAAGCCATCATGCCGTTAACCCGGATGCCCTCCGGCAATCTCGGTGTTGAATCATCTGCCGGTGCAGCCCCGAATGTGGAAATCAATATTACAAACAACGGCCAGGCAGTTCAGGCCACCCAGGAGAAACCACCGCAATGGGACGGGGAAAAATGGGTAATCGGCATTGTCCTGGACTATGCGGCAAATAATAAAGGCAACTTCAGAACCAGCTTAAAGGGGATGATTTCATAATGGCGAATTTTCCAGACATAGCGGTTTGTTCCGGGTTTACGGAAGCAGACATCGGCAATCGCCTGATGGAGACATCTTCGGCCGGGTACACCATGATCCGGGGCCGGGGTACTGCTGTTAAAAAAGAGTTTATCCTGGATTGGAAATTGATGACGTCGGCGGACAAAAATACACTGCAGTCGTTTTTCAACACCTATTACGGTCAGTCGTTTATCTTCACTCACCCTGAAACCGGCATTGATTACACGGTGTGTTTCCAGGAAGATAAGTTGAATTTTAAATACAAAGCCAAAAACCGCTGGCTGTTAACTTTAAAATTGAAAGAAATGTAACATGCCCATTGACCTGTCCAGCAACCAGATTATCGAAAAAAATAAGCTGTCATCGGACAACATTGAATTATTGCTGCTTGAGATTACCTATGAATCGGAAGATCCGGTCCGGGTGTGCCTGAATAACGAAACAATCTCCTGGAATTCTTACACCTGGTATCCGGCTTTGTTTTCCATTTCCGGCATCAAAGAGACAAAGGATGCCGAGATCCCGTCCGTGACATTGACCTTTGTTGACATCACCCGGCAGATTATCCCGCACATTGAAACCTATGACGGCGGGGTCGGGTCCCAGGTGGTTATAAGGGTTGTGGATTCAAAATACCTGGAAGAAACCGTTCCAAAAATTTCATTGGCTATGGAAATTATCGGGTGTTCCATCAGCCATTCCGGGCAGGTAACCATAAATCTTGGCGCTGAAAACCTGTTGGACCGGCGCTGTCCCAAGGAGCGGTATCTGAAAAATCATTGCCGGTATAAAGAGTTTGGCGGTTCCCGGTGCGGGTATGTCATCACCGGCAGTGAAACCTGCGACAGGACTTTTGCAGCCTGCAAGGCCCTGGGGAACCAGGCCCGGTTCGGCGGGTTCCCGGGCGTTGGCAGTGTGGGGTTTATGGCATGATTGATTTCAGTGATTTGATCGGCAAGCCTTTTTGTGAGGACGGGTACGGGCCGAACGGGTATTCCTGCTACGGCCTGGCCGTGGAAGTATTCCGGCGGTATGGGATCGACATCCCCAGGACCAATATAGCTGTCTGCGCCTGCAAGCAGGCATCCCAAAAAGAAATAAACAATCATCTTGAAAAATACTGGGAACCCGTATCCAGCCTTGAGACACCCACCGGATTGATTATTCAATCCACCCACCCGGAGTTTGCGGATCACATCGGCGTGTATATTGGAAACCGGCGGTTTATCCATGTCACCCAGAACAGGAACGTAGTGATTGACAGGTTGTCCGACTGGAAAAGTAAAATTATAGGATATTATCGTTATGCCGGTAACACTCACTAAAATACCCAATCCGCTTCAGCCGGAAATCAATAAGAAAGAGATCCTTGATTTCATACCGGGTGGCAGCCTGCATCAATACCTGGCTGATTTGCCGTTGCATGATGACAGAATTGAATTTGTTGTTGCGCTCAATGGAAAAGTTGTTTCCCGGCCGCACCATGAAGTTCACGTTTTTGACGGGGATATTATTTCCGTATGCGCGAAAACAAAAGCAACCGTGGCCGGTGTTGTTGCGGCTGCTGTGGCCGGTATATCAACCAATGCCGGTTTTTTCGGTACGCTTTCCGTTTTGGCAAATGCGGGAGCATACGGTACAGCGCTTGTTTATGGAGCAACGTATATCGGGGCCATGGTCGCCATCGGGTATGGTATGCAAAAACTTGCCTCCGCCCTTGGACCAGATCCGGTATCTTCTTCAGATTCATCATCCACGACTCATTATACCTGGGGGAATCCCCAACAAACCACGGCGGAAGGCGTCAATATCCCGTACCTGTTCGGCACAAACAAGGTTTACGGCCAGATCATAAATCAGTTTGTTACCTTTGACGGAGATAAGGAAACCCTGAACGTCCTCATGGGGATATGCGACCATGAAGTGGATAGTATAACTGATGTAAGGATCAGCGATCAGCCATATATTTATTATAAAGATGTCACTGTTTATACGGACAGAATCGGCGCCCTGACGGATGAACCCATTCCCGGATTTTCGGAAATCGTTGGGCAAAATGATGTGGGCATTAAATTGGTTAAAGACGTCCAGGTCACCCAGCAGACCGACGGTACCGCCGTTGAAAAACTGAACATCATTATCACGGCTCCAAGCGGTCTTTATTACAGCAATGACAGCGGCGGATTTGATTCCAGGTCCGCAACCTTCACGGTTGAATATAAAGCCATTGATGACACGGAATATATTGTGTATTCAACGGAAACCATGTCCGGAGCCACAACGGAAACACAGCGGTCCATTATCACCATTGATGATTTGACGCCCGGTCAATACGAGGTCCGCATCACCAGGACCAACGAAAGTGTTGACAGTTACCGGGGTAATTCGGATATCTATTTTACCTGCCTCCAGGAGATCATCAAATATGAATTGTCATATCCCGGGCTTGCAAAGTATGCGGTGCAGGCACTGGCCACGGACCAGCTGTCGGGATCGGTGCCCACCTTCTCCTGTCTTGCCACCAGGTCGATGCTATATATCTACGATGAGGACAACGAGACGTGGGGATACAAACGGGCAACGGACCCGGCATGGATCTGTTATTATCTTTTGGTTGAATATGCTGGTATTGATAAAGACAGATTGATCTGGGATGACTTCAAGGCCTGGTCGGATTATTGCAGTGAGGCGGTTGATGATGAATACCGGTTCATTGTCAACACCATTATATATGAAGGCAATTTTTGGGAGCAGATACAGAAGGTTGCCAGGATGGGGCATGCCGTCATCATTCGCCGCGGCTCTTATTATGGCGTTTTTGTGGACAAAGAGGATGATATTGAATCCCATTTGTTCACCATGGGCAATATCATTGAAGGCAGCTTTTCCATTCAGTATCTGCCTAAAAAGGACCGGGCCGATGCTATCGAAATCCAGTACACAGACCCTGACCGGGACTACACCACACAGATTGTAACGGTATATTCTGACAGTTATATCAACGGTGATGACGTAGCCCAGAAGACCAGTGTTACAATTGAAGCAGCCATTCCCCAGGCTCAGGCAGTTCGGGAAGGCGTATTCCGGATCAATTCGAACAAATATCTGGTCCGTACCATCACCTTTGACGCGTTTGTGGATTCATTCGGCTGTGTCATCGGGGACGTGTTTTTGTTCCAGCATGAGATTTTGAATTTTGAAAACTCAAACACCAGCGGCAGAATTATAAGTGCCGACAATGACGACGGTGCCGGATCTCCTTATGTCAAGCTTGATCAGGAAGTGGAGATCAAGACCGGTATTGCTTACCGTATACTTGTCCGGCTGGTAAATGCATCAGGCCAGGAAGAGTATATCGAAAAGATTGTCAACAATGCAGCCGGTACAACCGACACGTTGAGCTTGACGTCGGCATGGACAACGGTGCCGGATGATCAGGCGGTTTTTGTCTTCGGCACGGCGGACACCTATAAGAAGCCTTACAGGATTGTTTCCATTGACCGGAAGGATGATTTTACCAGGACAATGACGGGCCTTGAATATATTAGTGAAATTTATACTGAAACAGGCGGCGTAATCGAGGAACCGCCATGGGAAAACCCGAAACAGGAAGCCATACAGGTTTTATTGTATGAATTCCTGGCATATGCCACTGATGGCAGTTACGAATCAAATGTTCAGGTTTCCTGGCACAGTAGTCATTCTAACACCGGAGGTAACTGGGCGATTTGGTATGAGGATGTAACCGCCGGAACATCCCCTAAAAAATTGGCAGATGTTTACGTTAACAACTATACCATTGATACGTCCCTTGTTATCGGCAACACATATCGGGTTTATGTTGTTGTGTCTGGTGAAGGCCCCGTTGATACAGGCAATAACACTGCCGAAATCACTATCCAGGGCAAACTTGCACCGCCGTCGGACGTAACCGGTTTTGTCGGGCAATGGGATGCCCTGCACCGGGCAATTCATTTTTCCTGGTCCCATGTCAACGACATTGATTTGGATTATTATGAAATTCGGCAGGGGCCTGAATGGGTTGTTACCAGTTCATGCGAACTCACATTGAATCTTTGTAATGAATCTCTTGGAATTATCGATGAGGAAGTTTTTGTTCAAGGATGTTATGGCATTGATGATCCCTCCGAAATATCCGGTATCACACCCCAAGAGGGTGATATTTTTATAAAAACCACTTCGTCGATGGAAAACGACCTGAAAGTGGCCAGAACAAGTGACAATACGGTCAGTATTTATATTGATGAGGGTGTGTCAGAATCCCGGACTTATCGAATCAAAGCCTTTGATACTTCCGGGATTGAATCTGAAAACGAAGATGTATGCGTAGTGGCCATTGATACCAGTGACTGCAAACTTGCCGTTCCAGGGGCACTACAAGTGACAAGCTCGTCTACCATTGGTCCGGATGGTACAGACATGATTGTTATGATAGCTACCTGGAACGCGGACGCTGAAATATCCGATGATTTCCACCATTATGAGTTGCAGGTGGAAAATATGGCAACCGGTGCCAAAGCCGAGTACGGCACCACCGACAGGACGTATACCTGGGAAAATGTCCTTGCGAACACGCAATATGCCATAATAGTCAGGGCAGTTGATGTTTCGGGCAATGAAACGGCATGGTCTGCTGTTGTTTTGCACACAACCTGCAAGGATGAAGAGCCTCCGTCGGTACCCACCGGATTGTCGGCACTCGGAACGTGGTCAAGCATCATTTTGCGTTGGGAACATGGTGCGGAAAACGATCTGGATCATTTTGTTATATATAGAAATACAAGTGATGATTCAGCCACGGCAGAGGAGCTTGCAACAGCTGTAAAATCTTATATTTCAACGGTTGCCATGTTCACGGACACCCCTCCGGATTCGGCTACTTATTATTACTGGATCAAAGCCGTGGATACATCCGGCAACGAAAGCGATTTTTCCGATAGTGCCAGTGCCGACGCACCCGGGGTATTGTGGGAAGATATCGACGTCCCGGAACAAGCCATCACAACCACCATGATTGCCGACAATGCCATTGAAACACCGAAATTGGCTGCAAATGCCGTGACTGCCAACGAGATTGCGGCCGGTGCCGTTTTGGCAGAAAGCATTGCTGCCAATGCTATTTTAGCAGCCCACATCAATGCCGGTGAGATCGGAACGGATCACCTGGCTGCCGAATCGGTTGATGCAACCAAAATGGCGGTTGAAGCACTTTCCGCGATCACCGCAAACATGGGAACATTGACAACCGGGTTGATTCAAAATGCCGACGGCAGTATGTCTATCAACTTAAATAACAATTCTTTTAACCTTGGCGACAAATTGACCTGGGACGGCATAGCACTTACCATCAGCGGATGGAATCCATCAACGGATACCACGACCATAGACGGTGGAAAGGTTTGGGCCGGGTCTTGTATCACCATTGGAAATATGGATGGAGTTTCGGATTTTGTTCAGATCTCATCAAATGGGATTATCACCTACAGATATTTCAACGCAACCATAGGGCATCAGCCGGTCAAGAGTTTAAAAAGAATCGAATATGGGTATTGTGAGAGCGGTGTAACCGTTACACTGCCAGGGTACTGGGCTAAGCAGCCGATCATCCATGTCAGCCCGAGAACGATCAAAACATATGTTAATGCTCACAGTGATTATGACCAGCAAATAGAGTGCCCCAATCCGGTTTCTTATGAAGTTTCCACGGGCGTATGGGCCTTTAATGCTGTTGCCCAGTTGATTTTGTCCGACGGCGCAGGCGGGCAAAACATAGGATATTCAGCAACGACAGATACAACAGAACACTCATCAGTTTTTTACGCCACGCCTGCTGAATATTCCATTTCTGAAGCAAGCACGGAATCCGTGAAAGCCTTTGTCTCATTGTCCGGATTTTATGAACAGTATTGGAACCAGTGGACAATACGACATTCGATTTTGGTTATTCTGCAAATTCGATACAAAACGGGAGGGGCTTGGAGCGATTGGACAGGGGACGATACTTACTGGGTTGATGAAAACAAAACAAGCGCTGATATTTCCGTAACAAGCGGAACGGCAATTACGGATGTTCAGGTTAGAGCGGTCTGGTACTGGGATGATGATTATATTGCTTCTGATTATTATGATTATCACTGGCCGGCAGAGCCGCCTGTCTCCAATATATCTTGCACGTTAGAAAGTTATGAATCAACATTGTCTGGATTCACAGAAATTGCAACCGGTACTCTGAACTACATTGCCATAGAACCCAGTGGCGACATTGCCGATGCTGGATTGGTGGGGTCAAAACCACTGGATCTTCTGCTTTGTGATGAAAGTTTAAGTGTCATGGACGAGCCGGTTATTATAGAAGGATATGCCTATACCGACGATCCATCTTACCATACCGGTCTGCTGCCGGTCGAAGGTGATATCTTTATAAAATATACAAATTGAATTAAGGGAAAAACATAATGGCTGATATGCTCGGTACATGGGCAAAACGGAAAAAACTTACGGTTGATTATACAAAGATAGATGAGGATTTAACTCATTTCCCAATCCCTCTTGTTGTTGATGATACTGAAATTTTTGATGACTTGGAATATAGTTTTACCGGGGATGACTTCACCGGAACCGATGGGGATTCTCCAAACTCCGACTTATGGACTGTTAATAACACAGATAATAGTAATTGTGAGATAAATTCAAATAAATTAAATATTCAAATACCAACTATATCTACATCAAAGTATGCATATGTAAAATCTATACCTGTTTTTCCAGGGGATTTTGATGTTCAAGTAGACGTATCAAATATTGTAGCCACTTCAGCGGATGCTGGTTGTGAAATTCTTTTTAAGGTTGATTCTGATAATAAAATGTATGTGAAAGGTTTACTGAACCAATCCCTATCTGACGGTTGGTTTGCATACTCGACCGTTTCTGGAACAGCAGATGATGATCATGATACCCGCTCTAATTCATATGGGCGTTTAAGAGTGGTAAGAGCTGGTAGTACTATCAATCTGTACTACGACGATGGAAGTACTGGATCTTGGACACTATTGCATACAAGAACAGGGTTTTCAACAGATACAGGATACATAGATTTAGCTGTTTGGACTGATGAAGAGACTGTATCAGCGAATTTTGATAATTTTACAATCAACTCCGGCACGGTAGTCTGGCCAGGTAACACCCATCCCAACAGAAAAAAAATAGCCATTACCAAATCTGATGGCACAACCCAGATATACGGTGAGATTGAGCATTGGGATTCAACTAATAAAAAAGCTGTCATCCATGTTTCAAAATCCGACCTGGAATTATCAAGCACTGAAGATTCTTTTCTGTATTTTTATTATGATCCAAATCAGGAGGATAATACGGCATATATAGGGGATACTACGGAGACACCAGCACAAGCGGTCTGGGACAGTGTGGCTAAAGTTCGACTTGGAATGGCCCAGGACCCATCAGGTGGAACCAGCTGTATATTAGATTCTACTTCAAACGCAAATCACGGAACACCATATGGCGACATGGATTTTAATAATCTTGTAGACGGTTTAATTGGAAAAGCTTTAAGTTCTGATGGGATAGATGACTATATCGATCTTGGAAATATTTTAGATTTCGGAACCGATGATGATTTTACTATAGAAATGTTCTTTAAAACATCGCTTGCTGACTCTCTCATACAAAAAAAAGCAACGCATACAGGAACTTCGGAACCTGGTTATGCTTTGTATCTCAGGGATTCGGCCCCATATTTACAGGCTATTTTTAGTGATGGAACGACCAGGTTGGAAGCTTTTGATAGTTTTTCAACAAATTTAATTGACAATGCATGGCATTATATAGCTGTTACGATGGATGGTGGACTTGGAAAAGTTCAAGGGTATGCTGATGGAATTTTTTTAGATGACGGCACTGCATCGGGCCTTGGGACGTTATTAAATTCACAATCTCTTGAAATAGGGCGAAATTATAACAACGATTCTCCAACAAACTATTTTAACAACTTAATAGCAAGTACAAAAATATCAAATACAATTCGTTCTGCAGCCTGGATAAAGGCCAGTAATTATGCCCTGCGGAACGAATTAATAACATGGGGAGCTACAGAAACAGCAACATACGAAAACAAAATCCTTATCAATTCTGAGCAAAAAGTCTTTGAAGACTGCTGGAAATATATCAGCGGGCAGTGGGTCCCTGTGACAAGTATTTCTAAGAATGGGGATACCTGGGAGTTTTTAACCGATTAACTTTTTTAAGGACTATGAGTCCCTTTGCACAAGTCTTTGAAGCAGGGGGAGATACCAAGTTGAGCGAATTTACACAAGGAGAATCCTGATTATGAAAAGTCCTCTGGCTTATATCGGTGGCAAATCAAAACTGGCAAAACAGATAATATCTATGATCCCCGAACATAAAACATACTGTGAAGTTTTCTCAGGAGCCGCCTGGGTTTTCTTCAAAAAACCATCTTCAAAAGTGGAGGTCATCAATGATCTGATAACCTTTTACCGGGTTGTCCAGAATCATTTGGAAGAATTTTTAAAACAGTTCAAATGGCTCCTGACTTCCCGGGAATGGTTCCAGGATTGGAAAGATCAATTGGAAGTACGAGGGTTAACAGATATTCAAAAAGCTGCCCGGTATTATTATGTCCAGCGTCTTGCCTTTGGCGGGAAAGTCAAAGGTCGGACATACGGTGTCCAGATTGACAGGACCGTTCCCAGGATAAACCTGCTCAGACTTGAAGAGGAAATGTCAATGGTTCACCTTCGCCTGGCACACGTCCGGATTGAAAACCTGAAATGGCAGGAACTGATCAAACGGTATGACCGGCCGGACACATTTTTCTATTGTGACCCTCCCTACCATGGCCACCCCGATTATAAGCACAATATGATCCTGGATGATTACATTAAAATGGCTGACATTCTATCCCGTATCAAGGGTAAGTTTATTCTCAGCATCAATGATAATTCAGATATGAGAAGCGTTTTTAAAAATTTTAAAATCCAGCCGATATCATTATTATATAGCGTCGGTAAAAAACCAACCAAGGCAAAAGAATTGATAATTAAAAACCTTTGA